CGAATATAATGTCTTTATACTATTCGTGAATTTTAACAGGTCAGAGCAACAGGCACAAGTGAAGAAATTCTACGATGAAAAATCTAAAACACACGTGAAAAAAATGTTAAAACAACCGTATAGAAAAACCCATGATGAGAATGATTACATGAGTTACGATACACTCGAAGAGTTTAATAATAAAAAAAGATGGAAACGCATTGTAGATCATGTCATAAAAAATCCAGAGTTTTATTCGTGTATAACTTCTCTACATAGAAAAACATTTTCTATAAAATAATGAAAGCCAAGGCGCACATTTTGAATGAAATTACTGAACTCTTAAAAAAGAATAGAGGTTTTTGTGATGAAGAATGTGAACAGTGGATAGAGGAGAATAAGTCTAAACAGGTGTATATTCTTTTAAGCATAAAAAAGGAATTGTCACAAAATAAAGAATATCAGGACATCTCGTGTATGAGATGGTTTAGAGAATAGGTTTGTATATGATAGTATGTTTAAGAGGTGGTGCACCGAACAAAATTTAAATAATGCAACCAATCTATCACATGTACTCATGGACGGTGGTGTACTGTCTGTACCATTTGATACATTGGATACATTTCACGAAAAATACATAGAGGCTGTGAAAAATGGTGAGAGACTCTATGTCGTCGAACAAAAGACTGAAAAATACAACTTTTTCGTGGACATAGATTACAAGGCTCCGGAAGCCTTAGAATTACGAGAGATTAAGGATATCTGTAAGATTATTTGTGACAAGGTGAGGCGTCACGGGGGGAAGGAATGTCTCGTGTCGGTCGCACCACCTAAAAAATGCTCCGGTGGTCTCGTGAAGACTGGTGTGCATCTCAATTGGCACGGGTTTGTCGTCGATCAGGCTTCAGCCGTGGCACTTCGTGAACACATCATACTGACACTCGCGACGACAAAAAGTGGTGATTGGGACAGCATCATAGATGCCGCCGTGTATGGTAACGCTTCGAGAAAGACAAAGGGGAGTGGTTTTCGTATGCCATGGTCGTACAAGCGTGTAAAACATGACGAATGCGAGGGGAGGGGGTGTGATGCGTGTGAGTCTGGAAAAGTCGATCAACTCGCTTATCTCCCGTTGTTTGTTTATAGGTGTGGAGTGTTTAATCAGATGTTGGATGTGAGTCAGGATCCTTCGTTGGATGTTTTAAAAATGGCTGTCGTTCGCACGAACGAACCCCAGACCATTCATGTGGATCCACCAGTAAAAGCGCAACAACCAGACACTTTACCACCTACTACGACTGATAAGGATGAAGTGTGTGAATTCGGTGTGAAGCGCGACTTGGAGCAGTTTATTCGTGAACACATGGAGGGTCAGGGGGGTGCACGGGTCACTAAACTTTTCAAAAAGAGGGACACCTACTTGGTATCTACGACTTCGAGATACTGTGAAAACATCAAGCGAGAGCATGGATCTAATCATGTATGGTTCATAGTGAGTGGTTATACGATTCTTCAAAAGTGCTTTTGTATATGTGATACATTGGTGGGTAGGCGTGATGGATTTTGTAAAGACTTTTGTGGAAGAAGGCACAGGCTTACAAATAGCATCGTGGAACAATTATATCCAGACAAGCAAGAATTATCCATGTGTCCAGAAATAAAAAAATGGGAGGAAAAACCTCAGGTGAATAACGACGCTAAAGATTACCTCGAACGATTCATAAAAAAATTTATGCAGGGTCCGGAGACTATGAAGGCCGTGAGTCTCAAACAACAAAAGACGAATATGATTTTACTCACGACATCCACTCACTGCGAAACTATTCACGGAGACCATGAAGATGCGTGTGTCATGTCGTATATCATCAAGGGAAAGGAGATTAGGCAAAAATGTCCGCGGTGTAAAAAGAGTACATCGCGGACACATTGTTTGACACCGAATGTCATAAACATACTTAAACATAAATAAACTATACATGTTACATGATTACCAGGTCTGGTCGTAAGATAAAGAAGCCAGAAATGTTTCAACCCACCGAAACTGAATTCGTCGATGATTTTTCACCAGAAGAATACGATACAGACGAAGAAAGTGGAATGGATACTGAGAGTGAGAGTGAAAGTGAAAGTGATGTAGGAAGTTTAGAGGATTTCATAGTGGATGATGATGACGCTTAAAAAAAACAAAAGTATAATTAGAAAATGGAGACTGACATAGGGAACCCCATCGAATATAATCCGAGCATTCCCGATAAAACGGATGAAGAACCGATTCATGAAGAGGAGCACCCACCACCCTATTACATGGACTACCCTCCCCCTCCTCAAACTAAAAATTTTGACATTTTCGAAAAGGTTGATAAATCCACTTGGATCATCGCCTTTGCGGTGTTTCTTTTAGGATTTTTCATGGGTAAAACCATGCAACCCGTGATTCTCAGATATACTTAACCATACGGTACGAAATCTCCAATATCCCCGTGAATGGGTTTTATATTACCGTACATATCCTTCTCTATGAGTTGGGTTGGATATGTAGGAATGATGAATGCTTCGTTCGTATCTTCTATGAACCCAGTAGCCATGCTTATAGAATCTTTTTCTCTTTTGTTTTTTAATTCAAACGATGGATTAAAAAACAAAATAAAAAAACCACCGACCAAAATGATAGTGGCTAATATCTTATACATACCTTATACTTACATAATTTACTCCTTGATATCGGAGAGTTCCCTCTGTTTACGACGCTCTTCGATTTCCCTGGCTACGATGGCGTCGGCCTCAGCCACGAGTTCCTCGGTCGTGATGGTGGGATTTTCCTTCTTGAGACGCTCCAAGACCTCTGCAGGATGAGAGATGGGTGCCTCGTCTTGTTTGGTGTAGAATTTAGAGTTTTCATCACCTGGCACGAAGTTATTTCCACTGGTCGTCATGGCTTGCTTTCGTTCCTGAAACATACGAGCCGCCTGAGCTTGGTTCTCCTTGTAACCACTCATGATCTCCTCTAGTTTTTCATTATTATAGTGCACATCGTCAATCTTCATGGGATCTGGGGGAATCAGTAACCATTTATATAGGTCGACGACGTAGATGTCGAAAGTGGGATCTTCCTTCTGGAGTCGTTTCGCATGACTGGCGGCTTCGTCGCGAGTGGCGAAGGCTCCCCTGATTTTGATGCCAAACTTGTCATTCTTCTGTGGCGCCTCGGGTCCGATGATGGACAAGCAAGCGAAAGCCTGTCCTGGAACGGTGGTGTAATCTGTTTCGAGAGACATTATACTACTTTTATATCTTAAAACTTTAAGTTCTAAACCTAAGTAAATAAATACATTCATTTCACAGGAAAAGTAAAATGTTTAAAACATATCCCAGTGAGCTCGTATCATTCTTTTCCAAGAATGGTATCCGATTACCTAAACTTGAAACCATGGGTGGACAAGCACTCGCGTGGATGTCCCAATCACACATGCGAGGTGGTAATACATTCGTCAATCGTGAAAGTGCTATTGAATTCTTCAAAGAAAGAGGTATGACATCGAGTGATCCTATTCAACCATTCAATAAACCAGGTGGGAGTATGCCCGGTCTGAAACGCATGAAAGGAAAGCGAGGGGAATATTCCCTCGTGTATCCATTCGAGTTTAACGATATTGAAAAGAGACAGCATGTAAAAGAATATGTGTTGATAAATGGCTCCAAGATGGCTCAGGTGACAAAGACAAAAAAATATTGGATCGACAAGTTGCAACCCAATATCCAAGACTGTGTATTTCTTTTGGAGTGTCTTCGTGATGGATACACTGATAATAAATACCAAAGATTCATGAAAGAAGTGTCACACATCAAGTGGCACATCGATAACATCATCGATGTGCCGATATCGGAGTGGCACATCGGACATCTCGACGCGACCAAGGGTAACGACCCAACAAACTTGTATTACCAGCCACCCATACAAGCTCGGTATAGAGACAAGTATATCTTTAATCAAAATTTCGAGCGTCTCAGAGTTAAAGCTTAGACACGCGTGTAAAGTATCATATGCAGGTTGATTTCATCAACCATGAAGAATGTTTGAGTGCCATGAAGAAGCTTCCACCCGATTCGATAGACATGGTTTGTACAGATCCACCTTATTTTCTAGATGGTTTAGGTAGTGATTGGAATAAAAGTAATTTAGACAAGAGGGGTTCCTCTAGCGTCGTTGGTAATTTACCGAAAGGTATGAAATTCGATCGTAATCAATCTAAGAAATTCATGTCGTTTTATGATGAAGTATCAAAGGAAGTATTTCGGATACTCAAACCGGGTGGTGCCTTCATATCGTTTAGTAGTCCTCGATTGTACCACGCAATGGCCATGGCTGTCGAAAATGCTGGATTTGAAATTAGGGATATGTTGGGTTGGATATACACACAATCACAAGTGAAGGCGTTCACTCAAAATCATATCATCGATAAGGATAAGAAAAAGACACCAGAGGAAAAAGAGGCACTCAAGCGTCTCTGTACAGACTGGAGGACACCCCAACTCAAACCAGCCATCGAACCCATGTGCCTCGCCGTGAAACCCATCGAGGGACGCTACATAGATAATTTTGAAAAGTATGGCACGGGGCTCATGCACATCACGGACGAGACAAAAGTTGGGGAGGTGGGTCAATTTCCAATGAACATCATGACGACCCAAGAGGATCTTTTTAATAAAGTGTTCATGGTGCCCAAACCCACGAAAAGGGAAAAGGGTGCGTACAACACCCACCTCTCAGTAAAACCGGTCGAATTGATTGAACATCTCATTCGACTCTTTACGAAGGAGGGTGCCACGGTTCTCGATCCGTTCATGGGAAGTGGGACTACGGCGGTTGCTGCCAAGTCGTGTGAGAGACATTACATCGGATTCGATATTAACGAAGAGTATGTGAATATTTCGAAAGAAAGACTCCTAAGTATATCATAGGAGTTTGACATTTTAAGGATGGAGGAGATTCGTAAAAATCACAACGACGCCAAGAGGGTCCTTATTCAATCGGTGGCTACCAAGGGGCAACACATTCTCGATGTTGGATGTGGTTTTGGTGGCGACTTGCAAAAATGGTACAAATGTGGAGTGAATATAAACATGTGTGATCCTGATCCCACAGCACTTCAAGAGGCTAAAAATCGTGCGAGTAATATGCACATGCGAGTCAACTTCTATGAGGGTGACATTCGTAATTGTCCCAATAGAAAATTTGACATTGTATGTTTTAATTTTTCATTGCATTATATTTTTGGTGACAAGAATCTTTTCATGACATCCTTGAAAGAAATAAAAAAGCGAATGAAACCTGGTGGCATTCTCATGGGTATCATACCAGATTCTGAAAAAATCATATTTCACACCCCTTATATGGATGATATGGGTAATTTTTTCAAAATGAAGAATCACGGGAATGGTGATTTCGGTGAAAATTTATGGGTACAGCTCGTGGATACACCATACTATGCAGATGGACCTAGACCCGAACCCGTGGCGTACAAAGACCTTTTGGTGACGCATCTTCACGACCTTGGATTTAGTTTAGAATTATGGGAAGGTCTCAGTGGGAATCCGATATCTAGATTGTATAGCAAATTTATATTTGTATATAACAGATGATACCATTACTCATTTTAATTATTATTGTCGCGTGGATGTATTACAATACCAGAGAACCACCTGAATTGACCGAAGTCAAGGAGCGTTATAGAATTCTTAGAGAACATCTCAAGGATACGGAGAATGAAAAATTCAAAATGTTACATAAATGCGTACCCATAACCGGTGTGTTGCACACGAATGGTACGATCGGTTCCAATACGAATAAAGGGTCTGAGATTGTGGTGTGTATCAGTGGAACTGTTAATGAAATTTTCCATGTCCTGATACACGAGTTGGCGCATTGCACGGTCGATGAGTATGATCATTCCGATGCGTACTGGAAAAATTATACCGAACTTCGTGATATATGCGTAACCATCGGTATTTATGAAAAGATACCCACAAAGACACCATTCTGTGGTAAGCACGTTCAGGATAAATAATGTATTTATACAATAAATGAAGACACCAGTGAATGTTGTGTTGATGGCTATTCTGTATTGGATTTTAGTTTACGGTGTGTTGATTGTTCCAAAATTTTCAGATGCATACATGGTCAACTTGGTCTGGATGACGATGGTCATTCCCAACGTCCTTCGCCTGATGGTTGGAAGCATTCCCAGATTGGCAGTGGATACATTCTTTTTTGTCGTCTCCACCGTTTTTGCGATGGGTATCACATACCTCATAGGGCAATACGATAAAGATGTCAAAGAGGGTCTCAGTAAACCCACCGCTACTACCGATAAGAAGGTGAAAGCGAGTGTCTTATTGGTAGTGGCGTTTATCATCGGCGCACTGATGACTTATTTTTTAAACATAGATACACGGATCTACAGTGAAATGGGTTGGGAAAGTTAAGCCTTGACGATGTAATCCTTTCCGATGTAAAAGATGACGGCTGCGACGACACCGGTCACGGCGAGACCGACGACACTCCTAGACCCCTGTTCGTTGAGAAATTTGGGGATGGAGGATGCGAGACGATCCTGTACGGGCTTGCTCACGGCGACCGCGGTACAAGCTGCCACTACGAGTGCGGTGAGCTGCT